TATGTTTGCAATAACATTGTGAGCGGGCATTTTTATCTCCTAATAATTAACTTTCTAAGCCAATGAAAAAACTGCGAAATTTATGACCATCACGGCGTCTAGCGCATTGGCGGCATGAACGTTCGTAATGACGATGTCAAAAGCACCGCCAGCCACTTTCAAGGCCGAAAGCATTGGCGTCCCGGCGCCGGCGTAGGTGGTACTCAAAGCAACAACATTCTTGGCGTTCATAAAACTATTAGAAACAGTGAATCTCTCTTCAGCACCTGCCGCCGTTGTAAGGGCCACAGTCGTAATCTGTCCGGCGGCGAAGTTGAGCGTAACCCCGGTGCTTGCATTGGTTATTTGAATGACCGAACCTTGCGCTGCGATCCCGTATCCGAACGAAGACGAAGTTGCCTGAAATGCCGGAGCGTTTACATTTCCAAAATCAGTAATGTTGCATTGCCCTTGCAAGGCATTGCCAATCGTGGCAGTCTCCGCTGTAACGTTATTATCTTTTATCAGGACACTGTCGATCGTCACTCCCGACCCCGACGTCGATTCAGTGATCGTATCGACCGCGAGGATATTGTTTTCTCCGACGTGCAACGTCCTGTCGCCACTCCTTGACAGCTCGCAAAAGCGTTGAAGTTCTTTTTGGAAGTTGTGTGTCGACATAAATCCTCTCCATGCCGTCTTAAGGGCCGACCAAGTACCTTCTCGTGGTAATCCTCTCATGGTCGGCCTTACTCATATTGCACGTTCACACTGGCCGAGCAACCTGTCGCCGCCCCTGGATCCGTAGCTGTCACCACAACCGCTTGGTTCAAGTTGTCCTTGTCGTAAAGGCCAAACGGGAAATCAAAATCGTACGGAAGCTGGTTGTCCAACAACGGCAAATCAATCAACCACACGGTTGAACCGCCGATGGCGACGGTAATGCCTGCCGCAGTTGGCGCAGCACCAATGTACGTGCAAGTGATCTTGCGGATTACATGGCGTTGATCCGCAACGGCAGCGATCGTCACAACCGCAACAGTATCGGCGGCAGGGTGGCTGGTGGCATCTACTGGAGCCAGCTTCAGTGCCGCGAATTGACCTTCTCTTGGTAGTCCTCTCATGGGTTACCCTATTCGTATTGTACGTTGAGTGTCACAAACGTATCAGCCTCATTGGGATCCGTCGCAGTGATTACAACTGCCTGATTGACCTCATCCTTGTCATATAGACCTTGGAGAAAATCAAAGTCGTGCGGGCGCTGGTTGTCTAGTAGCGGCAGGTCGATCTGCCATACGGTCACTCCGCCGATCGACACCGTAAGCCCCGCCGCCAAAGGAATGCCACCGCGATAAGAACAGGTGATTTTTCGAATGACCCAGCGCTCATTTGCCACCGCCACAATCGTTATGGTCGCAGCTTCATCTTTGGCGGGATATTCCCCACGAAGCGTTAGCGGCCCACATTGCCCTTCTTTCGGTAGTCCTCTCATTAGGATAACTCCGTGCCATAAACTGTCAGCGACGGGATTGCATCGTCGTCAAAGCCTCTTGATCCGTGCTCTCGGCGTGACCGATGACCCAACACATGATGGGGATCCATCGCTCGGCCCAGATGTTCCGGCGCCGAGACCCGCCGATCGGCCAACACCGCCGCCTTCAATCGATCCTTGAACAGTTCGTGCATATTGCCGACCCGATCATTGAGAATCAGATCCGCGGCGGCACGACAGCCCTGTATCAACACCTCGGCGATCAACGATCCGCCAGGAGGATAGGGATTGGCCGCGGTTAATGCCGTTGGAGACAAGTGAATCCGGAACGTCACCTCGTAGGCGGCGTTGGGCGTCGGGTGCAACATCAACAGCTTGCGAGATTCTACTTGCCCGGAATGTTCCAGGGCGACGACGGCAGCCAACGAAGGCCAACCGGTCGCCGTTTGGCTCTCTCGCAATCTACGAATGACCTGATCACCACGAACCAAGATCGGACCATAGCCGAATTGGTTTTCGTAGGATCCATCACCGTCGAGACCGTCCACGAAGGGCGGGAGAATGTAATCTCCCAGCCCTGAAATAGTCGTGAACTTCAGCAATGGCCTCAAGAACGACCAGCGATGCGCCCACTTCTCGCCCAGAATGGTATCGGGGTAATAGGTGTTGCGCATGGCCGAATTGAGAATGTCGGTCAGCCGGGCCAGCTTCTCCGTATCGGTCGGGATGGTCCGGCCCATGCGCGCAAACACGCCGGTCTGCTCCAGCAAGGTCGTACGCGTAACCGACAAACCCGACTCGGAGCCACCAGGCGGCCCCAGACCCAGATCGTAGGTGCCGAAGACCAGCAGCATGGCTTAGACCTCCACGTAAGTTAGGAAGCCCTGTGCATTCGGAGTGGTCCCAGCCAAAGACAGTTCCAGGAGAGTAGCCGCGGTCGTTTCAAACAAACCCACCGGACAAAACGGCATCGAACACGGAATAGGCGGCACCGTTGCCAGAACCGTCATAGCCGTATCACCAATCGCGCCCGATATTGCCGTCCCCGCAGCGCCGTCCTTGAACGTATACGTCTCATCACCCGTGACAACTTCTATCGTCATAAACACGGAGAGAACGCGGATCTTTTTCCCTGTAACGGCCGCAACCAACGTCCCAGTCGCAGTGAGATTGATTACCGCGAACTTGGGCGTCAACGCCGTACCACTGGCCGTCATAAAGTCCGCAGCCAGTTGGGCGCTGACGGGGAGTGGATTGCTATGGGCCACATCCCCGCTGTTGGTCCCATCAACACCGTGAATTAGTTTTTGACGCTGGGCGTGCATAGTCTCGCTGCCGACCGTTACTTCGTCGGTGGCGATCTTGTTGCCAGCGAAATCAATTCCATCGGCCATAATAGTGCGCCCTTCTAACTAGTTCTTGTCGCCGGCACACATACAGTACATCGCCTTGACGTCCTGCGTGACCGCCGAACCCAGCTTGGTTGCCAGGACCGGGGCCATCAGAATGTCGAGCGGGAAGTCTGTTGACCCGTAAGCGGTACTCGTTGCCGTTTGAACGCCATTCACCGCAAAGTAAGCCCTCGCGCCGTCGCCGTAGATTCCCAATCGCATCAGCGTGGAAATCACCGGAACGCCAACGGCCGATTCCACCGTCGCCAACGAGCCACCGTCCAACCGCTGAATCGTGTTCAGCGAATCGCCATTGGCTTGCAACGTCTGGAAGCCGATGAAGTCAATGTCGGCCAGTGCGGCGGTGTCGTCTATTTGCCAGACATCGTTGCCGGCCGCACTCACTTCCCCGAGCCCGCAGACGATCGCACCTTCGTTGTCACCGACCAGCAGCATCGAGATGCCCCACTCGCAGATGAACTTGCGACCCGCCGAAGCCTTGACTAGCGGACAACCGTATTGAATCCACGCCTCGATGTTGTCGGTGGTATCAACCTGGATATTGACCTTGCCACCTTCAACTGTCAGGTCGGCCGTTATATCAGCGGTCGCGTCACTCTCATCGAGAACCCAGCCATTGGTCAGCGCCGGAACAAACTGAAATTCTTCCATGATCATGTTGTAGTTCGAAACATCACCCAAAAAGTCAGGTGGCAGCCGCGACATGGCCCAAGCTGACGGGCCGATAACCGTTGGTTCGCTGCTGTGAATTTTTCCAAGACTCATAATCTATACTCCTAATTTTGAGCCATGCCTTGGCACGCTCCTTAAACCAAACAGTCAACGCCTAATCGTTATCCGCGGCCGTTGCCATAACCCACAACCTACGACGGTTCTTGACCTTCAGGTTGTAGACCAAGTCGAGGTCTTTACCGATCACGCCGACGTAGCCGGACAGCTCCTTGGCTTCGTCGCTCTCGATTTGCTCGTAGCCCTTGAGCACCGCGATCTTCGCGACACCCCAGTCGAAGCCGTAAATCGGATCGTCAGAGTCGCTATCCAACGCACGCATTTCGACCAACGGGTGACCGTTGACCCGCGTGCTGCCGGCAAACTTGAACAGGTCGTCGCCCAGTTGATCGTTTTGCAACTGAGCCAGGGCTTCATGTTCCCAGACCAATTGAGGTTTCATGTAGACCTGAAGGTTCGGACGGCCACCATCGGTGACCATCGACTCGATTTTACTTCTGAGCGGGGTCTTCCAAGCGGTTTGCCCCATGCACGCTCGCATGCCCTTCACTGAATCGTCGGCGCTGACGTCGGTATATTTCAACGTGTAGTTCTTCCACCCGCTGTAGGTGCTACTGTTGAGACCGATACCACTGGAGAAGCCGCTGGGGTTTCCGCCACCGAACTCGCCGGGATAGGTCGCCGAAGAACCAGTGATCTTCTTGACGCAGTAGGACTTCATGCCAAACGGCGTGATGCCGTCGGATTGGCCGGGGTGACCTGACAGGGTCGACTCGACCAACTCCAAGAATCCCAGCCAGGAAGCCGCTCGCTTAGATCCGAACAGATCGATGAGCTTCACCTGATTGCCGGCGTTCATACGAATCGCCGCTTCATCGACGCCAAACGATTCAACGGTTCGGCCCCAGCGAATGGAAGCCTGCGCCGTTACATCTTTGGTCTCGATGATGCGCTGGACATAGTGACCCGCATGATGCGCAGTGGTTGATTTGTTCACCAAAGCAAACCAGTCGATGGTATCACCACCGTCCAGTTGCATGCGGTGCTTGTTGAATAACTCGGGAATGAAAAGATAGTTCTGTTGGTCTGACGCGAGATCGATCAGGCTATTCCGATCGAAAAACGCAAGCGTTCCGTTCGCCAGGTCCAACAGGTCCGTGGTTACGATTGGAGGCATTGTTTATCTCCTAGCTGCTGAACGACGCCGCCCGTGCCCGCAACTCGTCTTCTGTCAGCGTAGAGGCTTCTAGAATTCTCTGTCGCGCGGCCGCAGCTCGCTCCTTGAGTTCTTTTTGTGGATCCGGCGAGGCATTCCCTTGGCCTGCCGGACGACGTATACCTTGTGATTCACGATCCTTGACCTGCTTGGCAACTTCTTCGCGCGCCTGAGTCGCAGCACGATTTCCGAATTCCAAGCCGACAGCAGCCTTGAACAACGCCTCTTCCGATTGGGCAGGTAAGTTCATCTGCTCGAAAGATCGCTGAAGGGCCTGCATCCTAGGCAAGAGCTTTTCGACACGAGCGGTGTGCTCGCTGCTTCCTCGGGCAAAGGCCGATGTCGGGCCTTTTCCAAGGACGTCAGCGTACGACTCGCCATGTTGACCAATCAAACCATCCATGGCGCTTACCACCAAATGATGGGTAATCTGTTGAAGTTGTTGTTGGAGCGCCTGGACAGCGTCATTACTCGAAGTTCCAGCACCCATGCCACCGTGTAGCACTTCCAATTGTCCATTGAGATCGGACAAGAACTGTTCATCGAAGTCCGCGTGATCGAAACGCTTGAACGCCGCTTTCTCGGCGGGTGTCGCGCCAGTGGGCGCTGCGGCCGGTTGCGGTGCTTGAGCTGGAGCCGGTTGTGATTGCGGCGTAGCGGTCAGTCGATTGAGATAATCGACCAGGGCTCCTTTTGTTTGAAAACCCATAGCGGCTTCGCGAGGTAGTCCCAGAGTTGCCGCAATGCCAAGAACCTCGTCGTCGATGTCGGATGTTGGAGCAGCCGCGGCCGGAGTTTCCGGTACTGTTTCAACTGGCGGATCTGTCGAAGGTGCTGCGTCATTGTCGCTGCCATCAGGAACGATCGGTTCGGAAATATCTTCGGGCATCGGAAACTCCTAGCAAACAGTCAGCCCGCGGAAGCGAGCTGCCTTTTCGAATTCAAGTTTGGAACCAACGACGGCCGTACCGTCGTCTTTGTACTCGATTGCAATTCCGTGCCTGCGGTGTTCCTCTCGGAATTCCGGCACCTCTTCAGGCGTACAGGACAAGGCCGTGCTCTTTTTGGGCCAGAGGTCGCATTTCAAAGGCTTTGTTCGATTGCCAAATCCCATTTCGAACGTCTTCCCATCTTGCTCCACGCAACTCGGAGCGTTCCCAATCGGAACCTTCAAGATGATCAGTTCGCCATCGTCGGCCGTATACGCTTGGTTTCGCATATCCATTGAACACTCACAGCGCAAAGAAAAGGGGGCGCCAAGCTCAAAGCTCAGCGCCCCCTGTTAGGCACCTCGTGAATCAGGCACTCAGTCCCCAATGGCCCTAGGGGCGTGCCCTATTTCTTTGCGGTTGTTGCTACATTACATTCTTCCTCATCGACGCACAAATATACGCCAAGCCTACACAATCCATCGCTTTCAGTATAGCATCAGTTATTGAATTCTGACAAACCCAGTATCGGATCAAGATCATGGCCTACCGAAGAGAAACCAAGAAGGCTCGCAAAGATCGACTGGAGGCCGCGGGCAAATGGACGGATTTCAAAAACACCCGAGACGAACTGGTTCAGCGATATCTTGACCAAGGAATGGACGAAAAAGAGGCCACAAAGCAGGGTGGAAAGGAAGCAGACTCACTTTTCGACAACTATGGGACCAAGGCTGAGATCGAGGAAGTACAGCAGGAGCAGGTCAGACGCCGCAACAGCGCACCCCAGCCCAAGGCAATCGACATGCTGGTCAAGGCCGGCATAGCCAAACAATCAGAAGGGCCTGGCATCATCAGCCCTGAGGTGGAAATCCGATGGGTCCACCAGAACCTCATGGTCTCGTGGGACGAAATAGATCCCCAGTCCGTACCCACGGGCGGCGCCGTCGCCCTACTGGAACAAGCCAAGGGCGACTTCAGGTGGTTCTTCGAGAAGTTCTACAGCAAGCTCATGGTCAGTCGAACGGTTGACGAAACCAACGGCGAAGGCGACGGGGAAGATCCCGCGGAAGTGGAAAGCATGATCGGCGATCTGTTGACCCCCGCCCAGATGCAGGCGGTCCAATAATGAACCAGTGGCACAAGATCGTTCCTTTGGATCCCATCGCCAACCTTCAGTTCCGGGCGGAAATGCACCAAAAGGCCGCCAATTCGGCTTCTCACCGGCGAGCCCTCAGAAAAATGTGTCAAGAAGACACCCTGTTCTTCATCAACGCGTACGCGTGGACTTATCAGCCGACGATAAACCCAGACCAGCCCAATCAGCCGTTCATCACCTTCCACCGACAGACAGAACTGGCCTTGGACCTGATCCCCACGATCGGCAAGCGCCACAGCTCTTTTCTGAAGTCCCGTTCCATGGGTATGAGCTGGATGCTGCTGCTCATCCTCTTGCCCCGATGGCTGTGGTGGAAGCTACAGAGCTTCGGACTGGCCTCTCAGACCGACGATCTGACCGACACGCCAGGCAACTACAGATCGCTTATCCCCAAGGTGGATTATGCCCTGAAACGTCTCCCGGCGTTTCTGAAGCCCAAAAAGGTCCGTCGCAAGAAGGGGGAGCTACACAACCTCGAAACGGACAGCATCTACTGTGGGAGCGCCCGGACCAAGGACGGACTACGCAGTGAGCGTCACACGGCACTGCTGCTCGACGAGTTTGGATCCTTCGAGCTGAAGATGGGAGAACTCTTTCTATCAGCACTTCAATCGGTATCGGAGTGCAATTGGATACTCAGCACGCCTCAGGGCAGCGTCGGCGCCTTCCACCACATCGTCAAGAAGACCGCGATCAAAAACTACAAGATCCACTGGTCACAATGGCCACTCAAAGCCGCCGGGCTCTACAAATTTGACGGCAAGACGCTCAAAATCGTCGACGAGACGTTTCCGTTCCCCCCCGACTACCCCTTCGTGCCCGACAACCGCCTTCGAAGCCCTTGGTACGATCAAGTCTGGAACGAGATTCAGATCGCCTCAATCATGGCCCAGGAGCACGATTGTAGCTTTATCGGCTCTGGAGACCCGGTATTCAACCCCATCGAGGTCGATCGGATCCGCAAAGAGCATTGCGTGGAGCCCACCTCTCGATGGTCGATCGAACGCAACAACATCATCAAAGACCCCAACGGCCCGATCCTAGTATGGGCCAACACCACCGACGGCGGACCGCCGCGAGACCGCCGCTACGGCGCCGGATGCGACGTTTCCGCCGGGACAGGCGCCTCGGACTCCACCTGCGAGATATTCGACTGGAGGACTCGCAAAAAAGCCTGCGAATACGTCGTCAACGACCAAAACGAGTACAAATTTGCCAAACAATGTGCCATGATAGGCCGATTTTTCTCTGACTACGAAGGCCGGCCGGCCCAAATGGTCTGGGAGGCCAACGGCGGACTCGGCAGGAACTTCGGCAATGAACTGATCGACCAGAACTACGAAAACCTCTATTGGGCGCCATCGGACGATGATTTACAGTCGGCCGCCAAGCCCGGAGTGCCCGGATTCTGGTCAACTGCCAGCAGCAAAAAAACGATCATTAGATCGTACTTCCGCGCCCTAGCAGCCTGCGAGGTCATCGATTCCAGCCTGGCGTCCGTCGACGAACTCCACGACTTCGTCTACGGCCCCGGTGGAAAAATATGCCACAAAGCCGATCTTCCTTCGCACCCCGTCTTGTCTGGAAAAGGCGAAAATCACGGGGACCGTGTCATGGGCAGCTCGCTGGCGTATCATATCATGCCGCCCGATGACCAACTGTTCGTCAGCGGAGAGGTGCAAATGGCCCACGGCGAAATTGCCGATATGATCGAAGAACAACGCGAGTACGAATTCCGAACAACCAATAGCAGAGACGGATGGTGTAGGAGTCACGCTGATGCCCTTTGACCCAGAAGACAAAGACTCAGTCTCAAAACTCTCGGTCGCAATGGTCCGAAGTAACGATCACATCAGGAAGTTCCGCAAGAAACGCTACCAGATCCTCCAACAATACGTCGGCTGGCATCACCAAGAGCATCAGGCCAGGCGTTCCGTGCCACTCAATCTCATCACCGACTTCGTCGACACCTACGCCTTCGCAATGACACCGACCAACCCCACCGCGTACATCACCGTCCAAAACGGCACGCAGAACATAGAAGACAGCGCCAGAAAGCTCCAGATGGCCGTCGATCACCTGATTGGCGTAATCGATCTCTCGAGCACCCTGTACTTCAACGTCTTCGATGCGCTGATCAGCACATTCTCCGTTATGAAAATCGGACTGCTTACCGGCCCCAACGTCACAACCCTTCCAGGCTTCCTACGGACCGTCGGACAGATATTCGCCAATCACGTTCTACTCGACAACTGGATCCACGACATCAACGCCACCAGTTGGGACTCCATCACCTACGCCGGCGATGAAGACTTCCCCACCCGAGAAGAACTGGTCGAAGAAGGCGTGGTCACCGAACAAGAAGCCGAAGAACTACCCACCGTCGAAGTCTCAGTAGAAAAAGGCGTGAAGCCGGCCTTCGATACACAGGGCCTGAAGAAGCGAGTCAGTCGATGGCAAATGTGGCTGCCTCAAGAACGTCAGATCGTGACATTCGTAGGTGACGAACGAGGCCCCACGGCAAAAACACTCGGCGAACCCATCAGTTGGACCGGTCCCGACGAAGGCCCCTACATCAACCTCTCGCTCAAGCCCATACCCGGAAGAACATTCTCCTTGTCGCCCGCCAGTTCCATTTTAGAGCTACACGAACTGGACAACGTGCTCTTTCACAAGGCATCGGACCAAGCTCGGGACGCCAAACTGGTGTTCGGAGCACGACGCGGACAACACCAGGACGCCAATAAGCTGCGTATGTCGCCCGACCGAGAAATGGTCACCGTCGACGCGGATCCATCCATGATCAAAGATTTCCACTTCCCCGGACCCGATCAGGGCATTCTCGGGATGCACGCCATCACCGGACACGAATTCAACGTCAGAGCAGGGAACCTCTCGCTACTCAACGGAACAGCCGCACAGACCGATACCGCCCGGCAAGACGAACTGCTCGACCGCAACGCCAACGGAAAAGTCGACGCCCAGAGAACTCGGGTAACGACCTTCACCGGCAAAGTGCTCCGAACAATCGCTTGGTATCTGTTCACTGATCCGCTCGTAATCCTGCCGCTCTCCAGACAGGTTCCGCGAACCAATAAAACAATTCCCACCACTTTCACGCCCGACGATCAAAAAGGCGACTTCTTCGACTACAACGTGACCGTCAACCCAACCTCCATGGCCGCGCAAACGCCGGAACGGGAACTCTCAAAGCTGGTAGGCTTCCTCAACACCTTCTACGATCGATACCGACAGGAAATGGCACAGATGGGTGTGGCGATCAACTGGCCCGAACTCATCAAAGAAGCCGGGAACCTCATGGGGATCCAAAACGCCGACCGATACATCATGCTCATGGCCCAGCCGGCACAGACACCCCAATCAACAACGACATCACCCGGTGGACAGCCGAGACAGCCGGTCAACGCCGGAAAGCAGTCCGACTTCGAAACCCAACTACTACAATCGATTGGGAAAACGAACGCGGCCTAGCGACAGATAGGCGGGTGTGGTTTTTCATCTACCCCTACTTCGAAACACCAGGAATCAACGAAAGACCGAACTTCTGCTTGGCCCAGCGTTCCTCGTTCGGGATGTCAAGCATCACTCCAACTCCTCAAACGTCGCCCAAAAGTCCTCGTCAGTATATGGATGCAAGTTCCCAAACTGATCCTTCACAATCCAATCACCCAAACAAAAGCGAATCGGACCATGAGGTGTTGTTACCACAAAAGCACCTTCGTAAATGCGAAGAGATCCGATAGCGCAATCACCCAATGCAAGAGCACTCTCAATCCAATCGGGCGGATCCACCATCAAAACCGCAGATGCCTCAACCCGAAAAGCATCAACCTCCAAAGCCAACTTCCGATACCTCTTCCGATACCTCATTGCAACAACTCCGTTCCACGTGAAACAAAACAGAACTGACCATTTGACCGAACACCCAGTACCACAAGAACCATAACACCACCAAACACGCCAAAAGGATGATTCTACCGATAGGAACCCTCAAATTGAACGACTTTGATGACAAGGGGTTAAGTGGAGTCCCACGCTCGCGGACGCCGGGACGGGTTTTCGCGTTCTGAGCGATGGAAAGAATTCTATTTGAGTCACAAGTCGTTATGTGGCAAGGTCTTACGTTCATAGCGTTCGATAGTCGAGTGCAACGTAACACCCCTTATAGGACTCAACGACAGACTGAAGCGACGATATGAGACAGGGGGCAAACTGGTTGTAGATACCCATCAAACCCATTGCAAACACTGTGTAAGCTCATTGCAAGTTCGAGGCGTTATCAACCATCCAACGGGGGATACATCCTACCGCCGCTCCCCCCCTAGTATTTACTTGGCTCCTCGATTCGTCAATAGCGCCGCCCAATCCCTACCAAAAGAGTAGGACATTCAATCTGATAAAGTCCTTGACAGGGATACACCATTTGGTGTATGGTGTATGTAGAAATGCTCTCGCGTTGTTTGGTGCAACCGAGAGCGATGGTCAACACCTGATGGGAGGAATCGACGATGGCAAGCATATCGAAACAGGCGGAGAACACAATAGTATTGCGAGTCAATCCCGATGGCTGGCAAGCTATTTTCGGCGGTCCGCATGCCGAATCAGTATTCAATTCATTTGGAGCGTTTGAAATACCGACACCATTTCCAGCCCATGAACCGGCTACAAGCGTTCTTCAAAGCATCCGCGCACTTAATCCCGGCGTTGTCGTGAGTCTGGACGGTGTGGCGTGACGAAACACGAATTGTCTCAAGCGTACAAGCTGGCACGTTCCTCCGCTATTCTTCCGGGCTACCTGTCGGAAGACCTTGAAGCATTCCACGGCTATGGGCTTCCAGGGTTCCAGCCGATCCACTGTTCAATCGAACACGTTGCTGCGCTTATCCGTGGGCAATGTTTTTGCCTAGACGGTTCAATGGATTCGGTCGAATTCGCTGAGCTTGCCACATTGGGACGAAGATTATTCCAGATCGTAGGTGCATCATGCTAACCGAACAATATCGTCCGCAATTCTGGTCGGATGTCGTTGGTCAATCCAAGGCGCTCAAGCGCATCGAGACAATCGGAAAGCGCGGTTTTGCTGGTCGTGCGTACTGGATAACGGGTGCATCGGGAACTGGCAAGACGACAATCGGGCGCTTGCTGGCGTCCGAGATTGCCGATCCGTCGTGCGTTGTCGAGATCGACGCTGGTGAATTGACCATCGGGCGATTGCGCGAGATTGACGCATCATTGTGCATGTACGGTCTAGGTGCCAAGAGCGGTAGAGCGGTCATTGTCAATGAGTCGCACGGTCTTTCGGCGTTGATTCTACGCTCTTTACTGGTCGTTTTAGAGCGCATTCCTAGCCATTGTGTCTGGATATTCACGACAACGATTGACGGCCAAGAATCCTTGTTTGAAGACAATATCGACGCGCACCCGCTCTTGAGTCGTTGCGTCACGATCGCATTGACCCGACAGGGATTGTCGAAACCGTTCGCCGAACTAGCTCAACGAATAGCGCAACGTGAAGGGCTGGACGGTCAACCGCTCGAAAAATACGTCCGATTGGCGCAGAACCATAAGAATAACTTGCGAGCCATGATCCAAGAGATTGAATCAGGAGGAATGTTGGTATGAACACCCTAAACGAATATCAAGAACATAAAGCGGCACGCAAAGCAGGAAAGGCGGTAGCGTGATGCACAATAACCTTCGGTATTACTATCGTTGCATGGATTGCCTCTCAGTCGCAGCAACAGCGGAACAACTACCGCCCAATCGTAGCGCGACACTGCGCGGGCGTATCGGCTGTATATGTGGCTTGTGCAATGGCCCACTGGATTATATGGGTGCGGTAGTCGGCCGACGCTTGACGGTTGAATCGTCCGAGTGTCCCTGTGACGCTCGATGCACAAATGCCCGAGGCCCGGACTGTGAATGTTCTTGTGGCGGCGCTAATCATGGCACAAAGCGAGTAGTGAAGGTAATCCGAGACGCTGGCGCTATCCCTCGTTTGTGCATGCCGGACACGGCCAAAGCGCGGGCGATTGCCAAAGAATGGCGCGCCGCGCGGTTGAGAGTACAAACGCATCTTGACGAACTGGGGGAAGAACGGCGCAGCGGATGGTTATCTGATAATAAGTACAACCAACAGTATCAGTTACGCTACTCGCTCAGCAGGGCAAGTAAAGCCAAAACCCACGCTGGGCGTATGAAGCACCTCGTTGCGGTTGAACTGGTTGGTAATGAATCATGCTAACCGACTACCAGGAACGCAAACGCGCCCGCAAAGCTCAGTTGGACGCCTTGCCGCGTTGCACCTATTGCAACCGTCGCGGTACGTGGAAGTGCGGCGCAGGCGAACCTGTGCTGTTATGCGGTTGGTGCTACCGCAAGGCGAAACGATTGACGACGGGCGGAGG